CGCATTTACTCCGCATTTACTCCGCTTTTCAACAACTAGCACAGCATTTCTATATTGTTCAGCGAAGGCTAGCAGTGCCATATTTCTCATCTCGAAATATCTTGTATTCTCGATATGTAGTAGCCTGGCAATCTCGCTATGTTGCAATTTAGGCTGCCTGACATATCTATTAATTAAAATACAACGATAATCCGTATCAAATATATTGCTAATAGATTGCTCAATAGCTTCTAGCTCAGAGGTCGCATCTGCTCTTCGGATTCCTAATTTTTCGACTTGCTTACTAGGTCCTCCACCACCTCTTGGTTCGATAGTGAAGCTTTGCGTTATTTTTTGTTCAAGAGATTCACAAGCAATAATTTTCCAGCGATGATACTCTTCAAGCTTTGATTCTGCCCGTCTAATTGTCTCTTGTTCATTGATTTCAGGTAAAAGCGGTATTCCTTCAGGACTATATTCCATAATACCTCCTTCAACTACTTTTGGATTGGAACTAATCGGACGGTTTCTTTCCATTTGATAAGTTTTCCGTTATTATCATTGTTGTGATAAGGCGGAAGTCTTGCACCTTCAACTTCCCGATAAACTACTTTCTCTATCACTTTTACAAGTGGCATTTTCTCCTCCCTTTTATTAACCCACCCGATCAGCCATGCGGGGGGGACATCGTATGTTCTAGCGATCAGTTCGATCTGCTTGATTGATGGGGTCCCTCCTTTTTCATACAATCGGATAGAACTTTTAGATATGCCCGTCTCATCAGAGACATCACTTACAGATAAACCAAGATCTTCTCTCAACTCTTTTAATCTTAATTCCATTTCTGACCTTTCTCTTTAATAAAACTTCCTTCTTTGGGATTTCATCCCCTCGAACGAAATCCCATGATCTTTATCAACGCCTTTGCAGATCCGATCCATGATTGCTTGACCATAGACTTCGCCAATCTGCGCACTGCTTTTGAGATTGCTTGTGATAATCGTACAATTACGATTATCAAGGATTGAAAACAGGATTTCCTTGCTCCAATCTGTGACCTTTTCTGTGCCTAAATCGTCTAGTACAAGATAAGGCACCTTTGACAAGCGAGAGACCCATCTCTGCTGAGTTTGGTCAGATGATCCGAAGTCACTTCTGATTCTGGCAAGCAATTCAGGTATTTTGATAAACATAGCGTGTTTCTTAGTTCTATCAGAAACCTGTTTAATAATGCCATAAGCTAAATGACTCTTACCAACCCCTGCAGGGCCAAGAAATAGAACATTATTTGTATCTCCAGCAATATAGCCATCTGCTATTCTGATAGCAGCATTAAGCTTGTCCTTCTGGCTCTGGTCTGTAACCTGGTAATTCCCAAGCGTTGCCTGCTTTAACTCTGAATTTACAATTGAAGAATTGAATAAGACATCAATTCTTCTGGCTTCCAGTCGTTTGTCTTCCTGTTCCCAAAACTCATCTTGAAGTTTTTGTTCATCTTTCTCGATTAGTTCTTTTGCGCAGGCGAAACAAACTTTTTTGTCAACGCCTCTAATAACAAACATCTGTTCCCCATGTTTTGAACAAACTTGATCACACGAAGTCAAATTTTGTTCGACATAATTATATAAACTCATGCACTTCCTCCCGATCTACTACAATCCATCATAAAAGCTAACTTCCCAAGCACTGCACGAGGATCAGGATGATTTATCATCATATCTTTCTGCATTTCACCTAACGGGTAAAATTGCTTTTCAAAAGCTTCGATTACTTCTTGTAAACTAACCATTCTATCACCTCAAATCCCAATATCATTATCTGGCAAAACCTGCGCTTGCTTCATAGGCCTTTCATTTAGATAACCTTCAAACTTCGTTCCAAACAGGGTTTCCGGTCTAAGATACTTGCTCATGTTTGCATCATGCAACCACTGACTAACCTTTAAATCAATCACTTGTTTGAAATCTTCTAGAGTATATCCCTCTTTTAATCGTGATTTTACAAAATTGACATTTTTTTCAACAAATTTAAAAGATTTTCCTGTTTTTTGATTTAGATAAGCAATTGGAATCCTAGAAGCATAATTTTTAGGCTTGCTTTTTTGCACTTCAATAAGAGCATTTTCATCTAGCCATTCAGGCAAAACAATATCTTCTACCTGCCCTTTATGTTTCTTTAATTCTTCTTCTTTATCTTCTTCTAATTCTTTATCTATATCTATATCTGTTGCGTTACTTTGCGTTACTGTAACGTTACATGTAACGTTACTTTCTAGCAATTTCTTTTGATTTTCACGATGCCGAGCGACCCTTTTTCTGGTTTGCTCTTTGATTTTTTCGATTCCTTCGATGTTTTGATGTTTTTCCCAATTTGGCAAAGAAATGATTCCGTCAATGATTTCAATCATTCCATATTTTTCAAACGTGGCCAGGGCAAATCTAACAGTATTGAGCGGTCTACTGAATAAAGTTGAGAGCATTTCATCTGTGTAATGCACTCGATTATTCATCATAAGCAACCCATTTCCGCCTTCCCGACCAGCCAAAGTCAATATTTTAAACCAGATGACTAAAATGGCATCTCTTTCTGGCAATGCATCGATTAAGCGAATTTTTTCATCATCAAAAATATCAGTCGTAATCTTAATCCATTTAATTTCTGACATCCTTATATCCCTTTCTAATTCGCATGTGCGCATGCCATTTTCTTGCTTGTTTCCGCTTAAATGCCGTCTGTGCCATATCTTCCCAAGTTTTACGAGCCAATGCTTCTACTAGATTCATTTTTTGCATTTCCAGATTATCAATCTTTGCTTCATATTCTTCGATATCGTGATAGCAACGCTTGACTTCATCTTTGAGAAATTCATATTCCTCAATCACTGATTTCATATTATTAATGAAATCGTTGTTTTTTAGATTGTCCATGTTTTCTCCTTAAAACGGAAGTTGGTCCCGCTCTTCATAATTTCTAATCATCATACATAGCCACGTTCCGTCGATTTTTTCAAATTGATCAAGAGTAAGATAATAAATCTGTTGCTCAAACCAATAAGCAAAATCTTCAAAATTATCGATCACAACAGAATTGTCATATATATTAGCATAGTAATTGTCTCCGTAAAAATTCCCGCAAATCGAATAGACATAAAAATAATCTCTATGCTGACTTTCTTTTCTGTAGATTTTTAGTTTCATTTTTCAACCTCAAAATGGTAAATCATCATCACTAACATCAGGGATGTTTGGTGCCTGGTCGTATAGGCTGTTTGCATTAGCAGCAGTGTCTTTCTTTTCCAAAGTCTGGAATTTTTCGGCAACGACTTCAGTAATATAGACACGCTGCCCCTGTTGATTTTCATAATTTCTGGTCTGTATCCGTCCAACAACAGCAATCAAAGCCCCTTTTTTAGTCCAATTAGCCAAATTTTCAGCATTAGTTCCCCAAATCACGCAATTGATAAAATCCGCTTCTCTATCACCATCGCTATTTTTAAAATTCCGATTGACAGCCAGGTTGAATATAGCGACTGATTGACCACTAGGAGTCTGCTTCAATTCAGCATCTCTTGTCATCCGTCCTATAAGTGTTACATTATTGATCATTTCCCTCTCCCTTTCAAATAATCAGGTATCTCGTCACCGATTTCTAATTCCTCATACTGCTCGGCTGATACCAAAAACTTGCCATAAGCCCCAGCCGTTACCGTGTAGTGCCCGTCTATTATCTCTTTATTCGTGATATAACCGTGCATTTCTGCGCCCGCATTATCGACCGGATAGATGATAATTTGTTGTTTAGGCTTGCTAAGGATCGCCCCTGCGTAGAATGATACTGCGCAGGAAGCCAAGAAAAATATTAGCTTAATCTCGGTCATGGTCGGCCTCCAAAAGTTTAGGGTTTTCAAAGACATTTCCGATAACTTCTCTACTGCTTGCTACATTACACAATCGCTCGAAATTATTGTATCTAATTAAGCTATTCGTCCACATTCCCAGATCCTCTCTGTATTCGACAAATCCATTTAACAGACCATCTTTTGTCCCGATAATGTCTTTCTCGTATATCTCCCGTAAATTTTTGTCAAACATCCCTGTGAAACGTCCTACTGATTCTATATTTACAGGACACCAAGAGCCGATAGTTATATACTGTTCGTTAGCTTCTATGACTTCGTTGACAATGAATGCTTTTCCATTATCTTCTATCAGGTATCCGTATTGCCATTGACCTTTGCTATTTTCATCTATAGACAACCCTCTGTATGGATATATCATTTAATTACCTCCAGTAGTTCGTGGTTTTGATATACATTTCCGATAATTTCCTCATCTCCAGTCCACGCATATCCGCTTAGCAATCCCTTCAAGTATACGGCTGGCATTCCTCCTATGTATGTACCACCGTACTCCTTCTCTAAATATACTTCGTGAGGACATCCTCTGGTACATTTTATACCATACTCTAAATTTTGGAATCATCTTCCACCTCCTCAATCTATTTCGTAACCTGATAAAGTAAAATTAAAGCCACAATCTTGGCATTCCGCTTCAATTGTTGTGGAATTGTCCCAAAGTTCATCAGGGTTTAAACCATAATATTTCAAAAAATCTTCATAATGCCATTCGTGTTCTTCTCCGCATTTTGGGCAATTATACAAGATCCATTCAGGCGTTTGTATGATTTGAAAATTAACTGACATCACTCCGCCTCCTCAACCTCAAACAAAGAAATAAGTTCTAGGTTTTTTCTTTTGTATTCTTCAAGCCTTTTTTTTGCTTTTTCAAACATTATCGGATCTTTTTCAAATCCTACGTATTCAACCCCTGCTTCTTCAAATGCTATCAGACTACTAGCAGACCCTACGTGAGTATCTAGTATTTTATCCCCTTTTCTAGCATACTTCTGGACTAACCAACGATAGAGGTTTATCGGTTTTTGCGTCGGGTGAATTCTGATTTCATTTAATTTTTTATTTCCTTGCTGCAGGTGACCTTCCGAGATTGATTTTCCTTGCATCATACCATTCCACATATAGCGAAATAGTCGCGTACTATCATGCAAACTGCAGTACGCTAGCTCACAATCTGAAAAACTTGATTGACCATTAACTTTATCCCAAACGATACGGCCAGAACCAAAAGAATAGTCGAAATAGTTCACGCCCCAAATAATTTGATTTTTTGATACTCTAAAAAGCTCGTCAAAATAATCTTTGCCCGGCACTTCCCACGTAGAGAGCTCTTCATACAGTCTTTCAACACCTATCGGGCTGTTTTTTCGTCCATAATACCTTCTTTTTTCAGGTCCGGAAAAATAAGGCGGGTCTACTATTGCTATATCGAAATGATTGTCTTCAAATTTTTTTAAATAATCCATGCAGTCAGCGTTTATAAATGACATCACTCCACCTCCTCGATCTCAATCCCTTCACAATCAAACACCCATCCAAAACCTGCTTCTTCTAGCTCTTTGCGAGCAAACTTAGTTCGCACCATGCCAATCTCAGAGTTTGACGCCAAATACCATTTTTGGATTTCAGAGTTGTAATTCAAATAATTGAGTTCCCTTGAAATACCTTTAAATTTAACATTGTATTTATGCTCTTTCTCGACCTCGTAGCCGAAAATCCAAGCTTTGGCGACTTTGTCGTAAGCATTTTGTTCATTCAGCAACCACTCACTGTATTGTTTATCAAAGTTCTTTTCTCTGAGCGCATCATATAACGTAGCGTTCTGCCCTTTGTAATACTCAATAATCTCCGCTACAAACTGAGGGATTGTGACTTTCTCACATCCAAGCATGCCCTCAAATTTGCCTTGCTCGTAGCCTTCACGCCATTTTGCATGACTAAAATCCCGCTCAAATTCAGCCATTATAGCATTTAGCCAGACTTCTCTATCATGCAATGGCAATTCTCGTAATCGTGCTAGTATGTTCTTAACATAGCGTGGAGCTTCTTCTGCGTGACCTGCTTGTGGTTCGTCTAGTTGTTTGATTAAATAAATTGCGCTTTCTGTCGGAATCCCATCAACTTTAGTGCCAAAAATGTTCACATCATAAGTTCCAATTTCTTTAATTTTTTCAATCAATTCCTGCTTATTCATTAACTTTCTCCTTGTTAAAATACTTTTCGAAATCAAGCCAATCGTCTTTGATAAGATTGCCAATTTTTGTAACCTTGTCGCCCCAACCTTGCATCTCGATTCGGACATATTTTCCGGCCAATTCTTCCCACGATTTGACACCTACTACTTCCAAAATTCTGACAATCAATTCAAAACCTTCTTGTGTAGCAACTCTTCTTTTCTCCATTTCTGCGTAGCCATCCAGTGCACGACCACCTAGTCCTACCCCAAAACCATCGCCGCTCAAATATAAATAACAAGTCAAGATTCCATGTTCTTCTCTTCCGAGAAAAGTTTTTTCGATTTTAGCGTTAACTATTTTATTCATTAACTTCCTCCATTCCCTCAATCAACCAATCCAGATTTTTTCTAGCTTTTTTTAAATCTTCCAATCCGTTTTTACCTTGGAATCGCAATAGATACTTAATCGCATTACCCCAATAAAAACCTTGCACGGCTGATAAATTGCCTGCAAAGTTACGGACGACATCAATCGCTTCAAGCCCAAATGCACCCTTGTAGTGATTTGGATTGTTGACTTTGTCTTCTTCAATCATTTCATCCAGCACCTGTTCATATGATTTTTCTTTCATTTCATTCTCCTTACTTTCGACACCCACTGAGATCTTCTTCATCCCAATTTCGCATTTTAAAAGTCCGTTTTTTTCGTTCTTCCTGGCTACGTAGGACCGCTTGACGCACAGCATATTCTTGTGCTGCCAAAACATACATAGCCTGCAGATCAAGCAACTCTTCTGCTTCACGCTTTTTCTCAGCTTTTCGCCATTCTAAATATTGGCAAAACGCTCCCATCATGAAGAACATCATTAATGTAATAATTCCACCTAACACTTCACTCATTATTCAATCCAACCCTTTCTCTGATCAACTTATCATCTTGCTCAAGATATGAAATCCTGATAGCATTGTTTCTCATGCTGTCTCTGTTGTCAGTTATTTGAGAGCGAAGATCTTTAATTTGATGATTTCTATCATCTTCAATCTTTACTACGAAAACAGCTGCGACAAGTAAGCAGAGACTCAAACCGATAACTATCAATTTTAAATCTGCCAATGTCCTACTTAAATAAACATTCTCATGTTTTAATAAATGAATCTCATCTCTAATACTCAAAACCCGTCCTCCTGACAGCTTCTCTTCCATTTTTTAAATTACAATATTTTCTTGAATGAATGTATCTAATTCATTCTTATCAATACGCTTCGTCCCATCGATTTTATAAAGATTTAAACCCATCTTTATCCACTTTCTGATGGTATTTGAACTGCAATCTGCATAGTATGCAGCACTCTCAAGCGATAGCCAACGTTTTTCTGCCATCTCCTGGTCTAAGAATTCGGTGAACGATTCTTTAAATTGAGTTCGTACCACGGTTCTTATCCCATTTTCAAATTCTTCACTCAGAATATTCATCGCAAACTCCAATTTATGATATAATGTAGGTGTTTTATTTTATTGAGCACTTCACTTACTTTTGTGAAGTGTTTTTTAATTATCCAACCAAACTCATCTGTCCGTTGCGAGCTTTGATTTCAAGCTTGGTATTCGCTGATGGCTCCCAGCTATTCCAATAGTCAAATGCTTGCTCTTCATCCTTGCGCTTCAACAAGTCATAGCGAGGGATGCGGAAGTAATCCTTGAAGTCTTTAGCAGCCTGAGCAAATACAGATTGTGCAAAATGTCGATCACGGTATGCCTGGCTGTCTTTCCCACCAAGCAAGGCCACGACTTTTTTCTTACGTATATTTTCCAATGCTAGGCAAACTGAAGGATTGATTGGTTGCTCATTTTTTAAGTAATCAACATCCATAGCTAAAGTTTCTTGATTTTGTTTTAATTCTTTTTGAGTCTGCAAAACTTGAATTAAAATATCTTCCTGAGTAAGTTCGTTTTGATTGACTTGCATAATTTCTGATGTCATAGTAATTCTCCTTCTAAAATGTCACTTTCTTTGCGAATGTCGTTCAAGTCATTGAAGAAACGAAGGCCACGGCTAATAAAACTATCAAATTCATTTCGGATGATGCCATCCGCTTTCAAGACCTTCTCTTCATCAGCGTAGATCAGCCCACCCATACTTGCTAAGAAATCATTTCCCTTTTGAAGGAGGCTTGTGATATTCTTGTAAGCCGAGATTTGCTTCTGCACGCTATTAAGTTGCCCTTGCGATTCTTCGATAGCTCGTGTTAATTCATCATACTGAGCAGATTTTTGATCGACCTCTTCACGCTGGGCCAGTGTATCTTTCAGTTGCTTCTCAATAAATTCAGAACGCTCTTCCATTGCTTTTACAGATTTAGAAAGTTCCTTGTTCTTTTCTAACAACTGTTTATTTAGGTCCTGTGTGGCCTTGTAATCATCCGGGACGACTTCCTTGATGGTTTCTTTTACTTCTACTTTAGAAGACTTGATTTTCTCATTTTCAGCTTTTAGAAGATCATTTGCTTTTTGGCTGAGTTTGAGTTTGTTTTTTAGTTCTTGCAATTCTCTGACGGTTGGGTTTTCCCCTCGCTCAATCCTGTTAATTTGAGCTTGCTGTTCGTCCTCTGGAAGAGTTGCAATGAGGTGGAGCGCTGTTGTCCCTAAATGTCGTAACGTTTCGACATTTGGAAGTTCTTTTGCTATTTTCATTGATTTGTAAGCAAAATCTTTGTCAAGTCCAAGACTCTCGTGCCACTCTCTGAACTCACCATGCGCCAAATCATTTTCTTTTACATGATTTAATCGTCTGCCGATTTCCCAAATTGATTGACCAGCAATTTGCTTGTGGTGGCTGATTTCTAGCTCAATTTGAGTTAAATTATTTGATAAAGTGACTTCGTTCATTTCCTACTCCTCAAATCTTTCCTACTCAATCCCATAATCTTCAATAACCTGAAGAATGAAACTGTTCGCTCGTGGACCTTTTGTCGTTCCACTTAAAATATTTGTAACTTCCTGTCGTTTAAAACCATAAGCGACCGCTAGAGTTGATTTTTTAATGCCTTTCTCTTTCAAAAAAGCATTAACCTTTTCACGACCGTTTGCGATATCTGGCATATAAAATCCTCCTTTCTATCTAAACTCGTCCAAGCTGACTTTCAGTGCATCAGCAATTTTGCACATATTCGTCCACGACATCTCTTTCA